CCAGGGAGATCCCATATTCGAGACTCATTTCTTAGACCAGTACCATAATGTTCACGATCTCGATACACCGTGCTATATCTCATGCACTCATCTTTCAATGGTGCAAGACGATCTAATACGACTAATAGCTCCATTACTGAAGCTTTAGTGAATGCATCAAGCATTTGAACATACTTGGTAGCTGTTACTTCGTGAAAGACACCTACCGATTTCATCGATAGGTACTCTAACGGAGTTAAAGGCTTCACACCAGTAGGACTATAATATGCAAGAATGTAGTTTCGCAACCGGTTAGGTAGATTGAACAGTCTACCCGTACAGGTTGCTTTCGCTCTATAACCATAGCCCAGTCCAGTTAAGAACTGACCTAAGGTAAGAGAGTACTTTCTAGCCAATTCGACATATGCGCTTATATTCTTTAGCGATGTGAAAAATTCTAGAAACGGGGCCGGCGAAGCATTCTGAGCCAAGGCAAAGAAACGCTTAGCAAACTCTAGTGCTCTCCCTTTTATAGAGATTACAGACTTATGATGACCAATAGCAACACCTAAGTGTTGCATAATGGCAGAATAAGCCTGAGCTACATCCTCGTTTACAATCACTACGTCGTCTCCTAAGACGGCATAGTCTTCGAACCACATGTTCGTATCACTGGTCTTATCAGCCAAGAAAGCTGCCCACTGGACGATAGCGTGATGTGTAAATGCCAACATTCCCCAGGAAGACAATGCTCCCATCGGTTGTCCGGCTTCATAGTAGACAGTAGATAGTTCAACATCTGCTGTCACTCCTTTTGGTAAAAGAGGTACTGTGAACGGACGCGATGAGACTAAATGTCCCCACAGCTCAGCACCCCAACTAGTTAAGAAGGGAGAGAGCAGTGTTTTCTGGAGACGTAGAGGTAGTCGATCAGTTGCAGCTGAGAGATCGAATGAATACATAGGAACCCCTTTCAGGGAATCCTTTGCAAGCAGACGTTCAATCGGCTTTAACTGATCGAAGGTACCATCTTGTGGAATCTGTCTCAGTAAGTCAAACAAACAGTCGTGAAACGGCTTGAGTAACCACTGAGTCCAGCAATCCATAAGAGCAAATACACGAACCTTCCCAGCACTTTCAAGCTTCATTCCTAAATACCCCATAGAGGCTTTCCTCAAATCAACATTAACTAGGTGTTGATCTGGATCGAACCCCTTGGTCCACAATTCAATTCGGTTAAGTACCCATGTATTTCCGGTCATCTGACACCAATTCGTTAGAAAAGGATACATTTGATCGTTTTTCCATAGGTACGCCCCGAGAAGAATTGCAGTAGGTGAAGTCGAGAGAAAGGCATTTGTCAGATTTTCATCTTGACGCATGTCCTTATCCGCCAACCTAGCAATAGGAGTGGATTTGGAAATGAGGAAAGGTGTAGCTCGGAGAGACTTAAGAAAGTCCAGAGGAGATTCTGTCAGCGCTTCCAAGAGCCGTGCTTCAGGGTACAACGCCCGAAGAGCAGGTAAGAAACGCTTTGTCAGAAATCCGTAGAAAACTGACAGAAGTTGAGGCTCCATCATCGACGTATCGATGATAGTTTTCAACTTCAGGATACCATCTACTGGAATAACTCTATAAAGACCGAATAAGGTCATCCAGAATCTGATAACCCAAATCTCCCCTTTTCGAATTCTTGCGCGATGAAGCACAGGAATTAACTTAGGAATTCCGGTACCACGCGATCGTGACAACCGCACACCCAAAGGTGTGAGGTCTGATAGGCGCTGTCCTGCGACGGACTGTTGTAGCATAGTAGATGCAGCTTTAAGTGTTACCACTACAAAGCGTAATCCACCATGTTTATACAATCTGTTCACATTCGACAGATAAGAAATAATGACACGAACCACTGAATGGTTTGTTCTACCACCCAATAATGACACCAATCGTGAGATCGGCGTAATTAGAGGGCGACCCGCTTTTACACGGATCATGGCACCAATTGATTGCACACTAAGCGCAAGTCGATTATACACCCGACTAAGTGATCGAGAGATCATTTTGTTGTTAGTATGATTGATTTGTGTATAGATAGTAATCCTTTGGACTTCGGTTTCCTCTCACGAGGGCCGCAGCCACCCCTGGTAGGGGAAGGTAGGAGAACCTTACAGGCTTCCTCCGTCTAATTCTTATGTGCCAGATGACCCCCACTTTGTGTGTAAAGAACACTAAGTATTTCGGAGTCCAATGTACCAATTACTTGGTAGGCATTGTATCCTAGTCACCTGACGATAAGAACCTACGAAGGACCTGCTTCTGCGGGTTCAACGTATGTGTTTTCAATCAGTCTCGGGTTAGGGTACTAGCCTTCCGATAACCTCGGTATATGACTACCAGATTCTACTCACACACAAGTCTACGACGCAGAAACCAGATTTTGCGTATGGGCAACCATATCATAGCTGCATGACCTTTTGAGTCAAGCATCTCGATACAGTCGTCTAAAACGACTTTATTAGAGATGGAGGTTTTAGGGCCTCCACCCCC